GGCTATCTGACTATTCTGGAGAAGGTCATCCGGTAGGCTCCCAAGTTCGCCCCTAGGCCATTTGACTCTAAACTCTGAGTTCATCTTTAGGTCTACTTCAAGGATGGTTATCTGCCGCTCTAACACGCTTATGCGGTTAGTCACCTCTGTATACGCGAACACGGCCACGATCACGCCACCAATGATGGCAACCAAGTTCCTGATCGGGATCTCAATGGTTGTCGAGTCATTAATCTCAGGCATCAGTTATTCCTGTTATTCCAAAGCTCAAACAGGACTCTAACCTTCTCTTTGATTTGCTCAATATCACTGTGCATTTTTGCCAGCACAATGACGAGGGTAACGAACGCTACTGCAATCGGCCAAATAGTCCCAATAGCTTGCAATGCGTCCATCTCATCCTATTCTACCAGCTCACCCGCCGGTTCTAAGTCTTCTTTGATTGTGTTGACGTAAGCCTGAAAGACCGTTTGCAATTCTTGAGCTTGCATATTGAGATTATTAATCTGCCCTTGAATCTCTTGCATCCGAGCGACTTTTACCTTTACCGATTCAGGTAAATCGTCAATCTCGTACTCAGTCTCGTCAATTTTCAACGTCGCCATTTTCCTCTCCCTTTTTTAATATCCCTTGTACGGTTCTTGATTCGTAAATTCTTAACGCTAACCACAAAATAGTCATGCCAGCCGCCGCATCTGGAAGCCAGCCAGCCAGAGATGCAATGCCGCCTGAAACGGCGACTCCATCCATTACTGTTTTAGCAGCTTCGTGGTCTACCATGGAACACCTGATGCTTGTGTTGGGTTCTGAAGCTCTATATTAGCAGAAATTGCCACTTGTTACTCCTAAGCTGTATATGATTCAGCAGCAGAGATAGCAGCATTAGCAGCAGTCATGTCTTCGCTGCCCCAGTCGTCTTTGGCAACCATGATCTGCAAGTGTTCTCTGTTGCGGTCTACACAGCCTTGACGCTCTTCTGCTTCATCGTCAGCCATAGCGTCACCAGCGATGATCGCGTTAATTAGATCTACACTGTCACCCATTGCTGAGTAATCTTGTGCTAGTTGTTCTGCGGTACGGTCTTCCATTGTTTATCTCCTTATTAAGATTCTAGTGCGGCGACTTTCGCCTCTAGTGTTTCAATACGATCCATTGCCTCTTGCAAGGCTTTAATAGCCTTCATGTAAAGAACGGAATACTTTACTCCTTTAGTTGTTGTCCCTAAATCTTCATCATTCGGGCCTAGATCCATATGCTCTTCAACAAGACCAGACATACCACTGTCTTCTAGTTCTTGTGCAATAACGCCAAGGCGATTTGCTGTTGTCTCAGCATCTGCAATCAAACTGTACTTGCGTACTCTAATTGCTTTTATGTCATCCCATTGCGATCCAGCATCAATAATATTTTCTTTCAGCTTTTGATCAGATATAGCACCATAACTATTGTTGGTGTTTTGTACGTTTCCTGTGCCAAAAACAACAAACTGTGTAGCGCTAACGTCATTTATACTACTGGCTGAATTAGCCCCTCTAAATATTTGTGAGCTAGTGTTTGTACTGTTAATTGCAGAAACAAAGGCAGTTGCCGCACCTGTTTCATAACTGTAAACGTGCGTTCCGCTACCTCTGCCATAGTAGAAAGGCCTACCATCACCATCGGACAAGACAACGTTGTTGCTTCCGGTGCGGATGTCTAAGCCTTCTTGGTTGCCATTGTAGGAACCGATAATTATGTTTTTACCACCAGTAGTAATCGCGCTACCAGAGGAGCGGCCTAAGAAAGTATTGAACGTCCCTGTCGTTGCAGCGCCACCTGCATTCATTCCAATGTAAGTATTGAACCCGCCAGTAGTTACGGCGTCACCAGCCGAAGCGCCAAAAAAGGCGTTTTGTGTGCCTGTGTTTACAAGTTTGCCAGCTTCAAAACCCATCGCGGTGTTATAAGCACTGCCTGAGCCGACATTTTGATCTCTCAGTGCCTCCTTACCGATAGCAACAGAACTACTTGCTCCCGTTTCTGTGGTCAAACTATTATGACCAATAGCAACGTTATTGCCTCCAGTATTCAGGGCGTCACCTGCAAGACCACCGATAAGGGTGTTTTGAACGCCTGTGGTTACATCATTACCTGCGTCATACCCTACAGCCGTATTGTACGATGTGGTAACTGAAGTCTGGTTTGAATTGTTTAAAGAACCCCAACCAATAGCAACATTTCTTGCACCCTTAGTGTCATTGGATAAGGCATTATAACCAACGGCTACGTTACGGCCACCTTCATTTTGAGCAACCATTGCATTAGAACCAATAGCCACGTTGAAGTTGGTATCGGCATTAGCAGATAAGGTGTTATAACCAATCGCCGTGTTATTGCTTCCTCCAGTAGACCCATCGCCTGCAAGACCACCCACGAATGTGTTGTTCGTGCCTGTGGTGACTGATAGACCTGCATCTTTACCAACGGCTGTATTAAGCGTGCCTGTGGTGTTTGCTCCTAAAGCGTCTCTACCAACTGCTACGTTGTTTGATGCGGTGGTGTTAGCATCTAAAGCGCCTTCACCTACTGCTGTATTAGCAGCACCTGTGGTGTTAGCACCTAGAGCATCTCTACCGATACCTGTATTATAACTTGCTGTTGTATTAGCATCTAATGCACCACTACCTACTGCTGTATTAACAGTGCCTGTGGTGTTTTGTCTTAAAGCCTGTAAACCTATGCCAACATTATTAGAACCTGTTGTAGTAAACTGCATTGATTCAGAACCAACTGCTGTATTACTTCCTATTGTTGCTGCACTTAAAGCAGCATAACCAACAGCAACACTATCACTTGTCGTTGTATTTGCATCTAAAGCAAAAGCGCCTAGTGCAGTATTCTGAGTACCTGTAGTGTTTAATACTAAAGCACTTTTACCGACGGCTGTGTTGTTAGATGCAGTCTCATTGGAATATAAAGCACTCTCGCCTACGGCTACGTTGTTACTTCCAGTAGTGTTTAGACCTAAAGAATCACGCCCAAAAGCAGAGTTGTACGACCCTGTGGTGTTAGTGGTCAGCGTAGTTTGACCCATAGCAGAATTTGCTGTACCTGTGGTGTTTGCTGTTAAAGCATTTGTACCAACTGCTGTATTATTAGATGCAGATGAGTTTGTGGCTAATGCGTTCTTGCCCACTGCTACATTACTATTTCCTGTAGTCAGCTTTAGCGCCCTATACCCGATACCAACATTTTCAGACCCAGATGTAACAGTCATAAGAGCTTCAAAGCCTACGGCTACGCTTTCATCACCTACAGTCATAGCCGTACCTGCTTCATCGCCCACAAGTACGTTGTAGTTACCACCGCTTGTAATCGCATCGCCTGCGTTGACACCTAGACGTAAGTTAGAGGTTCCTGCGGTTGAAGTGGATAGGGTTCCGCTTATGGCAATTCCTGTGGCGGTTGTTTCAAACTTTAAGCTATTGTCGTAGTAGGCTTTTACAGAACCATTGACGTTAAAATGAGCAATTTCTTCGTTTGTATTGCTACGCAGATAAATGCCATCTCCGTTACTTCTTATAAACAAATGCCCTGTTGCAGTATCATCAATGTAACTATTAGTACCATCGTGATAAATCTGTAGATCAGAGCCAGCACCGAAGGTGGCTTTACTTGAATCTGGAAACTCTAAACCATTGGTGGTGAATGACGCTTTTGTCGTTCCAGCCTTTTGAATCAGCAGATCACCAGTGCCAGCCTGATTAATGATTGAGTTGCTCGCGTCATGAACGATAGTCAAATCCTGCGAGTTACCCAGACGGACAAATTCGTTGTCGCCTAAATTAACCTGATCGACAGTGATATCGTCAGCCTGGACTTTGACATTACCGCCCGAACGAACAGCGATTAGAAAGTCTGTTGGTAAAAGGCTACCGCCATCTGTTAGTTCTGAAATCTTTGACATTTTGGATCTCCTGTGCTGCTATTTTACGGCAAATTCTAGGATTGGTCAGCCTTAATCTGATCAATCTCATCTTTCAAAGTCTTAACCGATTCAATCAGATAGCCGATCAAATCCCCATACGCTACGGATAACATCCCGTCTAAACCTTCTTTGACTAACTCGGGTGCTATTTCCTGCAATTCTTGCGCTATGACGCCAGCGCCTTTTTCGCCATTCTTCACAAAACTGACACCACGCATATCAAACACTTTACTTCCATCTATCGTTTCAACATCAGACTTCAGTCGGATATCAGAACCTTGGCTTACGGTTCCCGAAATAGTGATATTCCCGTTTGCGAAATAGTTCCCATTGGTGTCAATGGTTGCTCCGCTTCCACCGAAGGCATAACCACCATTAAACTTGATTCCATTGCCAGCCGCTTCTATATCTAAGCTGTCGCCAGTTTTCGGGACGCTAATAGTATGATCAGGGCTTCCAATACTGCCAGCCCCAGACCCTAGATCATCCACTCCATTGTAGAAAAATATTCCGCCTAAAGGCTGTATTGAGTTTGGATCAGTTGTCTCGCCTCGACCGGCTATGAATATACCGCCGTATCTGTTGCTGGTTGCGTTTTCTTCGTTGACAGCTATCGTCAGACTTCCACCATCAACCAATGTGTTGTTGAACAGTCCAGTGAAATAAGTCTGCGGATTACCTTTTGCAACCGAAGACAAACCGTGATCTGAATCGGTATACGTCAACGCATTATTAATAGACAGCCTTCTAGGGTTGGTTAGCGCAGGGCTACCCGTTGCAGGATATGGGCTATACGTCCCGTCCGTGACTGCTACAACCACCCTGATAAAATACTCGCCTTTAGGGAATCCGTACACAGTGACTTGTTCAGTCATGTAGTAGTCTTCGTCTGTAATCCCATAGGCATAGTCAGAATGACCCAATCCAGTGAAATCTGCTGCTGCTTGCGATGCTGTCGCTAGATCTGCACGATAGTTACCGCTTCCTAAGTCAGTGACTTTTACGTAGTAGTTACTATTCAACTGACCAGAGGTGAACTTTTTGCTAGATAGTCCCGCTGAACCAAAGTTGACCCAAGTTCCTGGAGACCCCCCACTATTAGGCGCATATTGAATCTGCAATGACAGTTGCGACATGATCGCGTTCTGTGCATTTGTCTCGCCCGATATAGTCCCTGAAGTCAAAGGGCCAGCATAGAATGAAGCGTACAACGTAAGATTCTGATCAAAGTCATTCGCAAAGAAAACATAGTCAGTGTTACTCGTCAGATCTAAAACCGAACTCCTGACGGCAACAGGAACCTTAGAATTTGAGTCGTAAGTTGGCTCGCCGCCAGTCGCAAAACTAACCGCATTTGCGGCTACGTTTAACTTGTCGCCATCCCATGTTAAAGACTTACCCGTCGACGAATCACCTATGCTTAACTTATAAGCGTCGGTGTCATAGCCTAGGAAGAATCCTAAACCATCATTAAACTCGTCCATTGTGCCGCCGTAGAAAGCGCCAGCCGTACCAACACTAACCGCACCAGTAAATGATCCGCTAGTCGCGGTTATAGCACCACTTATAGTCGCGCTAGTAGCTGTCAAAGCCCCTGCTGGGGTTACTCTAAACGGCGCATTGGCAAAGGTATTATTACCCAATGAAATACCGTCAGCAGTTGATAGTGAAACCCTAGTGGCCCCATCCCCCGCAGTCAGACTTGTTGCACCTAGCGTGAATCCACCAATAGTGCCTGATGTAGAAGTGATGTTGCCTCTAAACGTCCCATCTCCAGCCTCAAACGTGCCATCTGTGGTTAGTTTCCAACCGGCAGATCCTGCTGAATAATCAGTTGACTGAATAGTGTCGGCTATTTTGTCTATTGTGACTGCATTGTCTGCGACTTGGGTAGTATCAACACCGCCGTCTGCTATCACCAGATTAACGTCACTGCCCACGGTTTCAGTGGTGAACATCGTCCCATTTAAGGATAGACGGTCTGCCTTTATCGTTCCGCTGACAACTAATCCACCGTCAATCTGTACGTCCGTCCCCATAACAATTTTTGAGGACGTAACCGTAAAAGGCGCTATACCATCGGCAGAAGCATTATCAGGATCTAAGACAGTGAATTTATTAGCAGTAACCTTAAATACTGATTCTGTTGTTCCGGTAGATGTTGTTGATGACAATCCATAGCCAGAAATGGCTCCGTTATTATCTATCTTAATAAACTTCTGGGCCGTTACATCCCCGACATCATCAGAGATAACGGAGGTTGCATCTTCAATGGTCGCGTATGTGCCATCGGGCTTAACGATCCGCAATGCTTTAACGGCCTCTGCTATTGCAGCATCGCCGTTCCAGGTATTGCCCGCAGCAACACATAACGTAGCATTCTTATGGTCGGTCAAATCACCGTTGGAATCGACGCAATAACCAATCCTAGCGACGTTGTTATCAGTGATTAGCGCGGCAGTTGTATCAACAGGATTCCAATAAGTGGAATTTGGGGGAACATTACCAGTGTTAGCCAAAACACAAACATAAGGCAACCCGCCGCTGACAACACCATCTCCAGCAACATACGCTTGAGTTGCCGACCAGTTATTAGTGGTTAGAGCGCCAGTAATTGCGTACAAGGTTTGAGCGTCAGAAACGAGTGTAGCGCCATCTCCGACATTAGCTGTTAGTGAGCTTACGATCCCGCCAACTGCGCTCAGACCTGTACTAGGATCTTCTACCGTTGATTTTAATGCGGTCAAAGCTGTTGCGCTTGCTGATGTTGATGTCCCGTCTAACGTATTGATTTGGGTAACATCTGTTTGTAAAGCAGATACTGCATTTGCGCTACCGGTAAGATTTCCACTTCCATCAGTTAGTATTGAATTGAGCAGAGTTAATTCTGTCGATTGAATCGTTATAGTATCTTCGGTTGAGGTAACTCGGGTCTGCAATGTTTGATCAGCTTCGCCGGTAGCAGAGGCAACATCTGTAAGATCCTGCATTCCGATTTCTACGGGATTTTGGGTTGTAGAAGTCTCGTCTTCTAATACACTCCCAGATTCGTCGCTAACTTTCGTTATAAAATCTATCGTGGCTACAAGGTTAGTATTAGATGTGCTTAACGCCGTTACGGTGCCATCGATACCTGAAACCGTACTGTCAAGTACACTAATCGCGTTTGCGTTCGCCTCGATTCCAGAGTCCCTCACCGCGACCCAGCTTGATCCACTCCAGCGATATAATTTATTACTGTCGTTTGAATCTATCCACAAATCTCCAGTGAATAAGGCATTTAGCCCAGAATCACTCGCTACCGGCGCATCATTCTGTATAAATGTTTGAACCTTGCCGTCTGCTGTAGCTTGTGCGTCAGAAGCATCAGAGATGGCTTGCGCTATATCTGAATCTCTTGCTGCAACCCATGCCGATCCGCTGTACCTGTAGACCTTGTTCTTATCGTTCGTGTCAAACCACAAATCACCCGTGGCGTATGTCCCGCCACTAGGCTCTGCATCTTGAAAATAGCTCTGAATCTTACCCTGAGCTAACGCGGTGTTTGCCGCAACATTGGTATTTGTAGTTGATAAGTTAGCCGTAAGGTTTGTGATTGAGTTAGCGTTAGCGCCAATCCTTGGATCTTCCAAACTAACCCATGCAGAGCCAGTCCAATAATAAGGATGGTTGTCATCATCTGAATCGTACCACCTAGAAAAATCAGGTATTGGATCTGGAATCCCGCCCTGACCAGGAACCGGAGCGGTTGTCTGAATATAGATATCAGATACGCCAGAGGTTAGGTCAACAATCGTCGCCTCTAGATTGCTGAGACCTAAAGCAACAGTATTTATATTTCCCTGCAAGATAGCGTCTTGATCGCTAACGTAGATCGCTACATCGCCAAGATTTTGTATATCAACCTCAGCGCCAGTCTCTAGGTCAAGCACATCACCGGCTTCTACTTCTACTTTTAGAATCTCTTGCTCTAATGCCGCGTTATTGACTAAGTTCTGAGGGTCTGTAACGGTTGCTGTGTTTGTTATATTCAGAGACGTAGCTGTTAATGCACCTGTTAGCGTGGCAGATGTAGCCGTGAGAACACCGGCAGGGGTAACTCTAAACGGTGCGCTTGCAAAAGTGTTGTTGCCTAGGTGAATACCGTCAGCAGTAGACAAAGATATTCTTGTTGCGTCAGCACCAGCTATTAAGCTAGTAGCTCCTACCGTAAATCCACCGACTGTCCCTGTTGTTGCAGAGATTGATCCGCTTATTGTTAAAGTGGAGCCATCCCAGCTAAGTTTATCGCCTAAACTAAACTGACCTTGATCATCTACATAAAACTTCGTGTTAGAGTTGCTGTATGTCCCAGTTCCTAAATAAAACTTATCTGTATCGATTGATAGCCCGCCGATAGTACCGTCTGTCGCAGTGACAGTACCCCTGACTACTGCGTTTTGGAATGTGGCCGATCCGTCTCTGTTGATCTGCCAGCCAGTCGATGCTTGGACACTCCAGTTATCCGACTGAATCGTGGTTGCAATTTTAGTAGAGCTAACAGCGCCACTAATGATTTGGGCGCTATCGATAGAATTAGAATCCATTACAGCATTGCCAATCTTAGATGCTGCAACATTTGTCGGTGAGCTGGCGACTAAGACAGATTTTGCTTTGTTAGCGTTTCCCGAGCTTGGCGTAGAACCTTGAGGATAACGAACAGCTTGAATCCAATAATACTTTGTCGTTCCTCCAGGGACGGTATCCGTGAAGCTAGTTCCTCTAAACTTTGCGATAGGGGTTGAGTTATCAGTTGGCTCAGTATTGCTTGTATTGGAGTAAACCCAGATTTGCTCCCATGCGGCAGTGTTTGGCGGGTTGTCCCAAGCAAGCTCAATAGAGTTTATAGCAGCGGTCGCAGAAAAGTTTGTGGGCGCTGGGACGTCAGGAAGACTTGTGGTGATCGTTCCTTCTGCGGTTATAGTAGAGTAATTGCTCGCTATTGGATCAGCATAACGGGTCTGAGCATCTTCGAGCAGCGTTAGATTGATTCCTCCGCTGCCGTTTTCGGCAAAAGACCAATTAATACATTTGAATATCTTAGGATTCCACTGGCCTGAATCCACGCTTTCCAAATCTGTTAAGTAGACGTTTACCCTGTCGCCAACAGCAATTCGCATCCCTTTCAGGTTTACAGGTACGGTTATCATCGTCTGCAAGAACGACTGATTGACTTGCTTAAATGCTATTCGTTGAGCAGCGTATCGATTATCGGTAAACGGTAGCTTGATTTCTTCCTCAAGCACTTCTCCGTTATCCCTAGCAATAGCTCCTGATACTGTGACAGGGCCAAACTCCATCATCTTGTACTGCTCTGTGGGATCAATGAATAATCCCTTGATCTGGTTTAGGCGGTCAGATCTTGGTATGGCGGTTCTGATATCGACTTCGCCAATGATGTCGTCTTCAGTGATGGACTCAGTTGGCGCAACGTAAACGCCAGCGCGAACAATGTACTTGCCTTGGCTATAGACCAAAGACCCATTCATGCCGCTTAGTATTTTCTCAATAGACTTGGCGTATGGGTCAGCGCCAAAGATAACTCCGCTACCGAAGAATCGTTTTTGGGTAGCAGAGTTAGGGATGTCAACTAATGTATCGCAATCATCAGCAGCCGCTATAATCGCCGCCCAATCTATTTTGCTCGATGGGATACCTAAGCCGAACTCATCATCCATTAGGTAATCAGCGATCATTAGGGCAGGGTTTCTGCCTTGCTCGCCTCGATCTATAGAGGCTGTGCTTAGTGTGTCGTTGTCATACACAACGTAGCTTGCGTTAGTTGGGCTTGCGCCAGCAGTGCCGCCAGCATTGACCTCTAATCGAGGATCATAGATCTTCTTGCCTTTAACCAAGGCTTTAATGTTTTGAACATTACCAACCTCATCCCATACTTCCCGAGAGCCTTCGTTAATAGTCCAACGGGTGTACACGCTCGCTACATTATCGCCACGATGCGTGGATAAGTATTCTTGTGAGGTGACAGAATCTGCTCTTAAGCCAGCATAGGCAGTTTGAGATGCAGTTCCTAATCTAGTGTCGATGTAAACAACAGTCTCGCTATTACCACCCTCGTCGTTTTTTGGGCCAAAGAATCCGCTAGTAACGGCTTTGGTGGTCGAGTTATATATATTGCCATCTGTTAAATCGATGCTCTTGTCGTCAAGAAATAGCTTGCTGATTTGCGTTAGCTCATGCCCAGCCAAAGCAACGACTTGATGAAGGTGTTTGTTGTTAGAGCCAGATACTTGAGCGTAAGTTAATGGGCCGCTGACCATTGTTTCGCCATAAACTAGCTTGCGAGGCTCTGTCGTAGATCTTACTGTGGTTTGTCTGCTGCGGTCGTTATCATCGACTGAAAAATTAATCTTGGGCTTAAGCATCTTTGATGCTGCAAATACGCCGCCAACGATCGTTGCCGCACCAATAACTGCTGCTGCTGTTCCTGCGACTGCGCTAAACGTGACGAAAGACCCAACCGCTGTTAAAAAAGCTACTACTGGTGGCATAACTTCCATCCCAATGATATGTATTCGCTTGGCAGCCTTGCCAAACCTTTTTGCGTCAAGCAGATAGCGTGATCGCCTAACTTAACGCCTAACAACTGGTTGTCAGGTATAACTACCAGAACAGGGCTTCCATCTTCCAGCCCTTTAATGTCTCCGGTCGATTCGCCTAGCACCGTCGAAACCGTGTCCTCTAAATCACCGTTTTCTTTGATGATGTCGTAGGCTTCTTCTTCGGAGTTGTAATGAAAGCTAGCCAAGTAGTCCTTGCCGGTTAGCTCTTTAACTATAAATCCAGCAAACTGACAACAATCAGCGTCTCCGTAAGTGAACTCTCTACGTTCCCACTTATTTAAGGCTTGTAGGATTCTGAGCTGCATTAAAACGCAGACCTTCTTTCTGGAATTATAGTATCGTCTTCATCAAGACCTTCAACCACACCACTTCCGCTTTTCCTAACACCCCAGTCTAAAGTGATATCCTGCATCTCTTGCAAGTGAGTAAAGAAGGTGTCACCTGATGAGGCGGCTTGCTGTGACGCATTCGTGTAAAGCAAGTTTGATGATCGTTCAAACATTGCTAATTCACTCTCAGCACTTAGGGCTAGGGTATCTCCTCCATCCCCGCCAAGCCTAACATCCATAGTATCTATGAACCCGTTCCAGATAACATCAGGAGTCGCCACAAGATTATCATCGTCGTTTAATGCTCCAACGTATAAAGTGACAGGGCGTTGATAATAAACCTCTTTGACAGCTTCTGCGACGAGGCCAGCATCCAAACCTGACAAAGTTAGCTCGATGTTATAGGGGCTAATCTGATCGCCTTCCTGGATAGTGCTGATCTGACCTAAGTCACCAGTACCAAGCCAATTAACATTTCCAGAACCATCATCCCACGTATAAGTACCTAATCCGTTGTGCAATCGGATCGTGCCAGCAGAACTTGGGTCAAACTCTAGCTTAACGAATACTATCGGATAGACATGGCTGGATGCATAACTGGTCGCGGTATTTGATGCTAAATCTCTGCTCACGCTAGAACATCCTCTATGGCTTCAATGTTGAATGATGAGTATATCCCTGGCTGGGTATCCCACCCAGTTGATCCAGTCATCATGAATACCCCTGTTGGGCTAGTTAGTTCTACTGCCTCACCAACAGATGAGACCCTTACCTCTGGAGATACGCTAATACTGATTGATGACGAGGTGCTTGTTACATCAGACGTACACATGAACAACTGATCATTGGCGCTTATATAATCACCCTTTTTAATCGTTAAAGTATCGGACAGGGTTCTAGTACAGTTTAATGTGCCGCCGCTGCTCGCCGCCGTGACTAGGCCCGTCTGAGATCCAGTGCCTCGCCTAGTGAATGAGTGATCTTTAATACTGAATCTATGCCTTTGTCCTTCTAGCATAGCCATAAACGCTTGCATGTTAGCCCTGTCATCATCGAATAAGTTTTCAAATGATAGGGAGATCCTCCAATGCGCCCCCTTCCTAGCAGCAGTCTGTACGGCCTTGGTTAGCGGGCTTTCAAATATGCGACTATTAGTCACCAGCTCCCAGCTTGAGGTGCTAGGCAATACGTTTGGAACCTCTGTAGCAAATACAAAAGTGGTCATACAAATCTACGCCTTTTCATCAAGTTCTGGATGTTTCTTGTAGTAGATTCTGAGGTTTGCTTCATGGCTAGACGGATCTTTTGATCTACGCTTGCGTCAGCACCTCTTGCATCCACATTGTTTATTATAGTGATACCACCGCCGCCGCCAACCGCTTGTTTTAGTTGATCGTTGCTCGATATACGACCAGAACCACCCATAGTTAAGAGTTCTGGGCCTCTTTCACCAACTAAGTAGGACTGACCGCCTCTGACCTGACCGCCAGTCGCTCTCGCCGCTGCTGCCGCTCCGCTGAGTGCTGAAATAGCACCCGCAATCGGAGCAGTAACGCCAATCGCCGTTGCCATTGCTGCGGGCGCTGCTGCTGGACCAACTACGGGGATTGCCGCTGTACTAGCAAATGCGTTTAGTCCAGCCATCATGCTTTGAGCTTGCGCCGTTAGACCTAGATAGGTCGCTGATGCTGCGGCTGTTGTTTTGCCTATTAACTTTTCGACAGCAGCTAAAGCTAGTCGTTTTGCAATCATTTCTGAGATCATGCCTAAGAAAGAACTAAGCATATCCTTGGTGAATTGAACAAACGCCTCTTTAACTGTCATTGTCCCAGTTAATATCCCATTGAAAGCGTTGGCTAAACTTCTCTCGAAATTGACAGCCATCAGCATTTGCAGAGCATCTATGTTTTCGATTGCCTGTTTTGTGCTTAACATCCACTTTTCAACAAGAGACATTCTATCGTAGGCTAATTGAGCTTCCCGCTCTAACGCTCTGGCTTGTCTTTCTGCCTCTTTCCTTTCTTTCTCTTGTTCTTGCGCATCGACAAAGGCAACAAAATCCTGATGAAGTTTTTTCTTGGCATCAATAAAGCCTTCTTCACTAAGCAATCCTGCTTCGTTAGACTGCTCTAAGATTTTTAGAATAGCTTGTTGCTGTCTAGCAAAAGACAAGACAGCAGGGCTAGTTTCGCTATATAACTTAGATAATGCTTGTTGGGTTCGCTCTCTAAGAGCAGTTTTTTCTCTTTCAGTCCTTTCTGTCTTTTTTAACTCGGCCTCAAGCGCGTCGAACATGCTGGCCCTGTTTGCCTTAACCAGCTCGTCATGCTTATCCATCTCCGCTTTTGCCCTAGCAGACAGATCCCTTCTGGCTTTTGCGCTTTGCTCTAAGGAAGATACAGTCTTTAACTCTCCCTCTTGGATCATGGTTTGTACTTTTTCAAGATCCTGGAGTGCGCTTGTCGCCAAACGAACATTTCTAGCTTGATCTACGAAAACTTCCGCAAACTTGTCATAAGCTGCTGTATCTGAAGATTCTTCCCTCAAACCCTGAACAGTCTTTTGCAATTCACTAAAAAGTTCTGGAGTTCTATTTGCTTCAAAATCTGCAAGAGCTAAAGCTAATTCATTAAACTGACGGCCAGTTATGCCCATAGCCTGACCAGCTTCTCGTATACGTCCCTGAAACGCTATGGAGACTTTTGCGCCACGCCCTAACCCGTCAGAGAAGTTATCTATGGTTTCTTCAAACCTTCGGAATAAATCTCCTTGGCCAATAACATCAAAATCGAGAGCTTGCTCGATTTCAGAAATTGACTGCTCTAAGCCTCTTTTGGTCTTACTTATATCCAGCCCTATCTCAAGCTCTGCTAACGCGCTTGATTCTTTTGCTAAAGTTGCGAACTCTTCGCTTAAAGCTAAAACGCCGCCTTTAGTTCTGTCTGTTGCCGACTTCAGTCGGTCAAGGGCTTCTCCGAGATCATCAACTTCTTCCTCTGCGTCCATAAGTCCAGGAAGAAGAGTTCCTGCGATTAAAGCGCCAAAGGCAATAAACGCACCGGCAATTGCTCCCCCTGGGCCAAAGATAGATAAGATTTGCGGCCCCTGCTGGGCTAGGATTGTTAAACCAGCGGTTCCGGATTGAGCTTGGACTGCCACATCCTGAAGTTGAAAAGATAACTGCTGGGTAGCGCCTCGCATTGCGCGAAACCCACCTCTAGCTTCTTTGTGAACTTTAGCAGCTTGACTAACCGCCGAGGTCGTCTTTTTCTGCTGGGTTTCATACTGCTTTTGAGTAGCAGTATTTCTTTTGGTTTCTTCTTTGTACTGCTTGACCGCTTCCTCGGCCTTGTCAGCACTAATCCCCAGCTTTTGAAGTGCTAGGTGTGCTTCTTTGATGCCCTTAGAGGTGACTCTTATGTCTAAATTTGCGTCAGCCATTCTTATTTGCCTCTACCCTTTGGGCTTGGTCTAGTTCGACGATTGTGTCTATCTCAAAAAGTGTTAGCTCTCCAAACATCTCCATATAGTCTTTTATATGCGTGTAGCTAATCACCTCTCCAGATGCGTTTTTCAACCGAACAAACATCAACCAAAGATAAACAAGCTCGTCCCGTAAAACAGGTGCGGCTTGTAGCTCTTTAGGCTTGCGTCCTAGCGTCTTCTCGACTTGCCTCAAGTTTTCAAGGCGACTAACTTTTGAGTCTTTATCGTAACCAGCAGCCCAAAAGTGCCACTGTGCATACGCTAAGATTTCATCAGTTAGCCCTTGATAAAATTTTGGCGCTGGCTAACAAAAGTCATAACCTGAGTTGCTACATCAGGTGATTGGTCGTAGATCCTTCTAGCTGCCTCGGGTGAGAAAGGAACATCTTTAGCGTCCTTGCCCTTTCCTTGCTTCAATCCCTTCCAGCCAATTGTCACTGCGACCAAAAGATCAGTCATGCTATCAGCATCGTCAATCTCAAGATTCGCTCGATTAGACTTTAGAATCGCTTTCCTAAATGTCTTTGAGTCTGGCCCCCTAACTATAAAAACCACATCTGACGGCTCGCCAGTGCTGGGGTTGTTTATAGCTACCTCTCGGCCTTTCTCATGCTCATCCGCTGTATAAAAATCGTTAATATCCATCCTTCCCTCACTCTCCCTATTTAAGCATCGTCTTTAGTAATCTGTAGTTGGCTACTGATTCCTGAATTGAATAACGCAATAAAATCAAGCGTTACTGTAACAGCTCCAGGGCCGCCGACCTCTGGATTACCTGAGTTATACTTGACGTTAGGCATGTTGAAAAGGTAATCATTCCCAGCCGCATCAGTCAAAGTAAATGTGATCGCTGATGAAGTTTCGTTAATAAACTTGTCGATCAGTGTAGTGTTCTCGAAGTATGCAGTAATTGACCCCGTAACTGTAGATTTAGCAAGAGGCGGCTGTAAGGTAGTCGAATCCCCAACCACGTATTGAGCTTCCATGCCGTTCTCGATGTTCAGCTCAAGAGCCGTAACGACCGCGATGGAAGAACCGCCTTCGGTGATGGCTCCGGTAAAGCTATCGAAGGGGTCGGTAGTAGTTGCTGCTGGGTAGCTTGCCCCTGAAAGAGCCGATCCCGCTGTGGTCAAGTCTTTACCGATAACTGAAAAAGAACCTGTAACCATTGAGTTAGGAGCGATTGATAAGCTCATGCTGTTAAATGAGCAACCAGTTGATCGGATATACTTATTGATATCTTCATGATGACGTTCGATAGTGAAAGATCGAGCAGTCGTTCCTGTTACGATAGTCTCAGGATCTCCGTCGGAAGTCCAAGTGCCGCACATTACCGCCTCAATCAAATCATCAAAAGACCCGTAAGAAAGCTCAAAGTTGATATCACCGCTGACCGACTTATTCCCATGCCGATAGTGGGCGATCTGTCGATCTTCTCTAAGTTCTTCAGACTCAATAGCATCCTTAGAAAGACCCAGAGTCGTGCCTGTGTGCCTGATCGCTTTAATAGCGGGGTTGCTTGGAGTTGTGCCAAAAGTCGACTCTAATATGTAACCCATATCATGCCGAGCGCCTGTTGCAATAGTCATAGTTTTACCTCGGGGCTACGTGAGCCGAATAGTTTATTGAGACTGAGATGACAAATCTGTCATCAACTGTTAATCCCTGATTACGGGAGTTATCGCCTAAACGAACTGTTACGCCATTATAAGAGAGATCGGTGCCTCGCTTAAAGTGGTCTGCAACAGAATCCGCTTTTGTTTCTGCTTCATTCCTTCCTTTGCCTGCTTGTGCGTAAACGTCCACCTGATAAACTCCAGTGTGCTCGTCTAAGCCAGCAGACCCCAGCCCAACTTGGGCAGATGAGACCGGCAGCAGAGACGGCCTCAAATATAAAGTTCCTTTGGTTGGCTTAAATATAGTGTTAGGCCAAGCAACCGGAGAGCTACCACTCAAGGTATTTAGCCTAGCATCTAAAGCCGCGCTAACGTCTGAGAATGTGGTACTCATGGCTGCTTACCAATCAAGATGAATTTTTCCCTGTCCCTTCTCATCGCTACTGCCATTCTTTCTACGCTTATCCTGCTCATACCCTTGGGCGCTTGTGTAGAGAACCCGTTGATCGTTTTCCCTGTTGGGTTCTTTGGTGGGTTGGGATACAAACCAAACTCCACTACCGGCGCATAAGGCAAATTGTTAGAAAACACTATAGTCTCATCGCCTTTAACTGGCTTTATTTTCTTTCTCGCCTCAGTCATCGCTCTTTCGCCGCTTGGATCGTCACTGACTAGGCTTCTGCCATTCCTGGAGTTTATTCCTGTTCGCCAATTGTTTCTTAACGTACCCTTGTCTACTGGCGTTTGAGCTATGACGTTCTTTATTAACTCAAGCGCAACGCCTCTCTTAGCCGCAACCACATCCTTTCCAGTATCTTCTGCCCACTTCTTAACGTCTAATTTGAAGCTCATAGAGCACATCCGTATCAGAGGGGGAGATGGTCACAACGTCCATAACCCTATAATTTTCTGAGTCGAACAGAATGTTATCGTCTATCTCAGGCGCTCCATTTCCAGCCTGAAAATACATCCTCGCATCGTCTCTCTGTACCATTTCGCCATCTATCTCGGCCTTGCTGTAGTTTAATCTTACTGCTTTGCCGGTAATAGTGGTCGTACTGCCACCTGTATAAGACCCCGTTGTAGGGTTAAAACTAGCGCCCGCTGTTCTGGTCGCAGTGGCATCCTCGCCAAACTTGGTCAAGATGCTAGTCGCAGTCGCTTGTGTGGCTGCGTAGTTAAAACTCATGATCTCGATACCGCATTGACTGACTTAGTAATCTTGCGTAACGCCGAGGTAACGGCTGGAGTTTCCTTCCGCATACTAGCGTTGTTCTTGTAAGTGACTGTTATATCACCTATTTTTTCTTGGGTTGTCTGTCTTTCTCGCGCAGATAACGCGAAATTGCCATCAGAAACCGTCCGAGTAATTTCATAAACCGCATTTTTAACTTGCTTGGGTATTTCATCAGAATCAACCGAATAGCTGTCTATGTATACTTCTGTTCTAGGCCACTGCAATTCCTGCTCATCAGTAGCTTTGCGCCCAATAAAGTATTGCGCCTCGAAGTAATCCATAGCAGTCAGGATAAATTCTTCAATCTTGCTAGTGCTGTGGCTGTGAGAAATGCCGCGAGCGGTCGCCCAAGCATCCCACTGAGCAGCAGTCACATAGCTATTTGCGTTTGCTACACCTGAACCGTCTTCGATTATCAGCGCCATTACTTATCCTTGAGTAAGAATCTTGGGGGCCGAAGCCCCCAGTCATCTATAGCTTTGACTATGATTAGCCGAGCAGAGTTGCAATGAAGTCAGGCTTCCAAGCCTTAACACCCCATGCTACGCCTACTTCGATCATAGACTTACGATAGCCTCGGTATACTCGAACTTCGAATACCAAGCCGCTACGCTGATCCTGAACGATCATAGAGTCGTCAGCAGCATCGCCGCCTTCAGGTACAGCAGGAGCGCGGATAGCGAGTTCAAGTGCTCGTCGGTGCATTGCGATGTTTGCAGAGAAACTATCGCCAATCGTCATTTCAACACCAGTTGCCAAAGCCTCTTGCAAGCCAGGAGTACCGATTACGGCATTGCCAGCAGCAGCAGTGAAGCCAGTGTTTACGACGTACTTGTTGCTGTCGCCAGCAAAAGTTACGACATCACCAGAAAGCAAACTACCGCCGTCTCCACCGTCGAGAGCAATAGTAGTCTCGCCAGCAGCTTCGCCGCCATTTGCATCTAAGCCAGTGGCCGTTCCTTTAGTGTGGCTTGCAACTTGCGCTGATTCGCGTACACCCATTCCGAACAGATCAAGCAAGATACCTTGACGGAGCAAAGTGTCATTTCCTGACTTGTTCACTTCTTGCAATGCGGCAAGTTTTCTGAGGTTTGCGCCAGCAGCAGAGCTAAGGATCAAAGAGACTTGATCTTGCTCACTTGGCATACCGTTATCAACCAAGATCTTACGCATTTCAGCGATAGCGTGGTTGTTGGTTCCGAACGGAGTCGTTCCAGCGGTTCCGTGAGCGCGTGAAGCGTTAGTGTATGCTTCAACAGCGAGGTCGTACTCTACTTCGTTGCACAGAGTTCGCATTGCTTGAGCAATTTGATCGCCGTATACAGTCTCGAAGCCGATACCGTTGTTCAAGTGGCGTACATCTTCCCCAGTGTAAGGGATTTGGACGGCTCTTGACTTAGTGATCGAGAGAGTTTTGTTGTCAACAGTCTGATCCGTTCCCTGGGGAATGGTCATAGACTCGGTGACATCTACTGCGGTTGCAGCTCGCGTGAAAGATGCTCGAACGGTATCGCCTTTGGCGACTCGCTCTGATCCGTTTGCGTTAATGGTAGAAGCAGGAATGAAGCCAACAAGCTCTCGACCCACTACGTCAGCCGCGACATAAATATCTGCGGCAAGGTTAGTTAATACGTTAGCCATTGTTGGCCTCCTTATTCATCATAAAGTTTGCCGCCCGAACGCATAAAATCCGATTGATCAACCGGACGCATTGCATCAAAGTCAGCTCGTGACATCTCTTTGGATCGCGCTTCAGCTCTGCCTTGCGCTCTGACGGCCCCGCCGCCATTTGCTTGACTGCCATCAACCAAGAACGGGAAGTTCTGTTTGATAGAGTTAGTGAGGTCATCAAGTGTCGAAACGGTTAATTGACCCGTCTCATCTGCCACTCGAATCTCATTGTCAACTAGAGTCAGCCTCTGGCTAATCTGTTGTTGCAATAGTTTTGCTCGACTTGTGTCTTTTGTCAATACTGACGCTAACTTAGCAGCCTCAGAATCGATTTTTGACCGCGATATGTCGGAGTTCATCTTTTCAATTGTTTTACGCAAAGTATCGGATTCTTGCTTTTGTGACTCAAAAAGTTGCTTGTAGTCGTTCTCAGCTTTGGCCTTTTCCTCTGCTTCCATCTTGGCCCGCGTCTTAGCGGCCTCGGTTGCCTCCTGTGCTTTTCGCTTCTCAGCAATTAGCTCGTCGTTTTTCGCCTTTAACCCCGCGACCTCTTGGTCTAGCCTTGCTTGCAGTTCTTGCTCGATCTGCTCCGCAATCTTCCCTTTAACGTCATCATCTAGCTCGATGTCTTTTAACGCTTCCATTTTGCTCACCTCTAGTTTGCAATGTACGGCTCTGCCGTTTAAATGCCTAAGTCCTCAAAGACTATCGGCTCCAGTTTCCTAAGTTGGTCGAGTGTCAATGTTGCCCCCTGTGCATCCACAAAGCGCCCTATTGATATTCGCCCCTCTCGGAACAGTTTAGCTCTAGTTACCCCTAGCACTTCCGTCTGAAACGCCCTAGATTGCCTCCTAAGCCACGTTTCGTATGGGGTGCTGCTACTTACCTGCTTGACTCCAGCATCGCTCACGGACGGCCTACGTGCGTCTATGTCGAGGCCCAAATCAAACTCATCTTTAAGTATTGGCGCGATAGTGCTTCGGCAGTTGAAGTGCGCGGGCGGTTTTGGGCTTTCGTTGCTCTCTTTGAAGATCTGTTGATCCCTACTCGCGCAAATCAGAGAGGTGCGGCTGTCTAACGTGGCGATCCATTTATAACTATCGGTTATATCAGAGTTCTCTCTCATAACCACTTCTCGGGCCTGGATGCTCACGTAATTGGTTATCGTGCGAGCTAGAGTCGAGGCTTGTCTTTGCTGAAGTTTCGTTAAGTCCTTGATATTCTTAGTAATTTCTTGTGATGTCTGCCCCAATGTAACGCCATCTCTTACTGTTTGGACGATCTGTCTTGATTTGCGCTTGGAGTATTCTTGCAGGGCTTCGTTGACCGTGTAGGATTTGGTCGGTTCTAACGGCATTCGCCTGAGTAGCATAGCGGCCTGAAGCACCCCGAGAGCGGGTGTGACCACTTCGGCATCGACGTTGAAGTCAAGCAAGTTGACGTTGAAGTCAGACTGATAGCCGACAAACTCCATCATCTCATCAACCACCGATTGCTCGTAGTCCGTGGAGCGTGTTTCGATGTCCGCAACCACCTCCGCAATGATCCGGTCTAGCCTAGCGGGCGAAACTGTGGCTATATCGGCCCCTAGACGCTCTGTTACGGCCTCTATCAGCTTTTCCACATACTCATCAGCCAAACGCTCACGCCCTTGGGAGTAGCGCATCACAAAGACCTGATGCCTTGTGATAGCGTCTTCGATTTTGTCGTTAGTTGACATCGATTAGCCGAGTGGAGCCAGTTCGCCCAATTCTTCTTTGACATCTTCGAGTTTTCTATCAGCTTCGATGATGCCGCCCGCCTTCAGCCTTGAGAATATGTCCTGATCACTGATGATCTGTCGGTCAAGCAGTGTGACCATCGACATCAATAATTGAGGATCGACCGTCTTGTCGTAGAACTCGCGGTTGATCTCAAACTCTGCCACATCACCTACACCCATGAACTCACCGGCCCAAACTAGGCATTGCTCAATAGCTTGGCTGAGATTGTGGACAATATCCCCTAATACTGAGTTTTCACTAGCGAACCGGATTCTAGCGCCCTCTGCTGTCTCATTCCCGCCTCTATCCGTGACGATACGCGCACCGATGGCTATCATGGCGTTCTCTTTGGCTTTCATGGCCTCCAATACGAGATTATTCGGGTCTGCTTGCACCAATGTCGCCCCGCCTGACTCGCCCAAGACATGCCCCGCCCTTGATCCTAGCTTGATGCCTTCGGGGTTGTACTCAAACCACTGCTCCATGCTGAGGCTGTGGGTGATGAATAGGGTCGGTTGACCAGTTAGGAAACAAGATTCCTCATAGTCTGCCGAGTTGCGGTAGTGTGCGATATTCACGTCCGCAATATCTGACAATGGGGCATCGTCGATTGTCGCGTCGTTGTTCTTGGAGCCTACGAAAATGCCTGGAATCACGTCCCAAGTGCTGCCGTCTGCTCTTTTTGGATAGAACTCGTCGGTATATGGTACGCCGTCCCTGTAGAGTTGCTGTGTATAACCGTCCTCGCGCAACCTTAGCACCCGATATTGGGTATCAGTGTCATGGGAGAACTCGTCGCCGCCGTACTTATATTCCTCTGCAATGACGCAGAGGGTCAAGAGCTTACGACCTCGAACCGCCTCAGTTCGCCAGTTAATCACCTGTTCGGCAGTGTAAGGAATGATTGAGGCTCTCAGATCCAAGACCGCCACATCTTCGGCGCTTAACCCGTCCTCTGCTTGGGGGTAGTCAACCAGCAAGAAAGACCGGCCCGTCTCTAGTAGGTTGGATAGCTCATCCTTAGCCATCTGTACCAATCCCAAGCCGTCACCCGTCGCATCTTCGACTAGGTATTCAAGTCCAGTCGGCAGTTCGAGCATCGGCATCTTCCGGAAAGCAGCACCGACGAGGGCGTTCTTAGTCCGTCCGGTGAAGTTGGTGAACAATGCCCGCTTGAGATATTGCCGGTATCTCATCGACTCAGTACCGACCCTCTCATCATTTGATTCGGCATCGGGGACGGGAAGGTAAATATGTCGCTTTTCCTTGACCGCGACCGATCCCTTCACAGCGTCTCGGGTTTTCTCCCAAACGGGGAGATACATTTCATAGGTGGGGTTTCTGGTTTCGACTGTCATTTTGGCCTCTGGTTTTAGGTGGCAAACGCAAAGCGAACATTTGCGACGGGTTTCATGATTGGCATCTCGTAGGCGATTGGGTAGGTGGTCGCATCGTTCTGATGATCTACCCCGCTGGACTTGTCCGGTTCGCCGTTCTTGTACACTTGCTGTTCTAACGATTCGGCAGTAACTTTGCATGCCTCAGCGTTGACCTTAACCCTTCCCTGATCGAGCGCCCTATTCATAGACGCGACCCTATCCTTTACCGCTGGATTTGTTTTCTTCGCCCTCACCGTATAACCCGCTTGCTCTAATAGTGCGATGTCAGACAGTGAAGCGTTGACCGTCTTTCTGCTTCCACCCGATGCATCAGGGTAGATATAGATCGGATTGTGAGGGTATCGGTCGTTGATGATTCGCACCATTTCGGGTGTGTCGTACATGTTGACCAACTCATCAACCGCATGCCACTCGCGCCCGCCTTGGCGTTGAACGTAAACCGTGGCGGCCTGTTTGGTGACGTTGAAGTCGCAACCAATATACAAGGGTTCGCCGTCTCTGATTGTCTCATTTGAGCCGCAACCGTGGCGATCATAGCTCGCGTAAACCGTCCCGCTCGTAAGGTTGACAAACTGACCCTCTAGGTAGGCGCTCAGTAGGTGCTCTGGGTAGATCGCCTTGAGACTGTCGACATAACCCTCGGGGACGTGCGGATTGCTGTCGGTCGGAGCCTGAATGATCTCGTAGCCTGGCTTCGGGTCTTTCTTCCAAGTCTGATACACAAACCGGAACCCCTCGGGCGTTGTCGTCACCCCAACGGTATTAGGCTCCCCGTCTTTCTTCTTCTGCCGATTACGTGCGACGATCTGTCGCCAAGCATGGGCCGCTTCTTCTGGCTTCATGGTGTCCAGCTCATCAACGTCCGCGTCGGCGTGTTCATAACCTACGATTCGGTGAGGTGCATCCATAGACCGAAAGAATACCGCGCCCATCCCATTCACTTCGAGATAGTTCAACGGTGACTTATA